TATTTAGGAAAAAATAAATATGACCACTCATGGTAACAAATAAATTAAATTGATATATAAAAGAACTTAAAAAGAATACATTATAAAAGGTTATAATGGTTAAGAAAACGAAAAAATCTACCAAGTCTACCAAGTCTACTAAGACCGACAAGCCTGTTCAGGATGCTACCCCTGTTCAGACAACCCCTGTTCAGACAACCCCTGTTCAGGTGGCTGCTCCTGTTGAGGAGAAAAAGGAGGTTACTCTCGGAGATGCCTTCTCTGAACTTCTCGGTCAGCTTGCATCTCTCCGTACTCAGCTTACAGCTGTAACTACTCAGGCTCGTCAGCTCTCGAAACGTAGTGAGCGTGAGCTCCGTGCTGCTGTCAAGGCTAGTCGTAAGCGCCCTCGCAAGTCTGGTACTCGTGCCCCTAGTGGATTCGTGAAACCTACTCTAATCAGCAAAGAGCTTGCTTCTTTCCTAGGAAAAGTTCATGGTATTGAGATGGCACGTACTGATGTAACTCGTGAGATTAATACTTACATTCGTGCTCATAAGCTTCAGGACCCAAAGAATGGTCGTCATATTATCCCTGATGCCAAGCTCCGAAAGCTTCTTAAGATTAAAAAAGATGAGGAGCTTACATATTTTAACCTCCAGCGATATATGTCTCCTCATTTTGCTAAGATGGGGAAAAAGCCTGAGGCTTCCTCTTCTGCTTAAATAATTTAACTGAATTTTTATTGTAATTATATAATTTAATTAATATGTAATTACATTTTGTCAGAACATCTGATTTTTCCAAATTATAATAATCATATAATTTTTTTATTTTAGTTCTGGAATCGTTATTTAATAAACTAAATAAATCATAATTATTTTTACTATATTTATTATACAATATAAATATATTTTCCTCTACATTAGAAACAAGTATTAAATATTTGAATTCTTTTAAGGACAATTTAAGATTACATAAAATTAAATCTAATTCATACAAGTAAATATAATTATTATCATTATAACATCTCAATACTCTTTTACATCCATAAATAAACATGTCCATATCTTCACTTAAACATGCATATACTTTATTGATATTTACTAATTTACAACATAATTCATCAGATTCTCCAGGTGCATTCATATATTTCATACCATAAGCGGTAATTAATTCTTTGACAATATTTGTTTCATTTTCAGTTACATTTACAAATTTTCTCCTCAATTCTATTTTTGCTTTATCTGTCAAATACTTACTATTATCATATATTTCTTTAGCCTCTATTTTTACTTTTTTTCTTTCTTTTAACTCTTTAGTTTTTATTTTTGATGGTTTACCGTCAAAAATAAACAATGGTATAATATTATAATACCTAAGCATAGTGCACATATTTATAAAACCACCAATTAAATTATTTTCAGATAAAAACTTATACATATAGTTATTTGTATCTATTGCTATTTTTTTTTTATGTAAACATTTCCAATGCTTTCTTTGTATAGTGTTTGGAAATTTTGCTTTTAAAAAACTGTTTAATAATTTAGCACCCATTTTGTTTTTGCTATAATTTAAAACCTTAAAAATATTTCAATTTATATTTCTATCACGGTCATTCTTAATGTTTCTATCAAGAATTTATTATTGTCCCCTTTATTTTTTTCTAATAATTTTAATGATTTCTCCATATCTTTCATTAATTTTTTATTATACATAAATTTTTTTATAAAATCTATAAAACTGTCCAAAGATTTTTCATTTTTATTAGAATTAAATATATTATTAATATTATTTTTTTTACACCAGTTTACAAAATCATTATTAAAATATAATAATATCATTTTAATTACATAATACGCAAACACATTCGTATTTTCTTTATAATATAATTTTTTTAACGATAAACTTATTTCATCTTTAGATATTAAGTTTTTATATGTTAATCCCATATGGTCAAGTACTTTAACACATTGGAACAAAGAAAATATTCTTTCATAATTTAAACAAAAATCAAAATATCGTAAAAAATTTTTATTATCCATTTTTTCCCCACTTAATTTTGTTGCTGTATAAACACTATTTAAAAAAGTTGCCCAAAATTCAGTATATGATTCAAATAAATTATATTTACTATTAATATTTATTATGCTTTTAAATTTATTGTTAAAATTATCCAAGTACATATTATTAAAATCTAAACAAAGTAAATGAAATGTTTCATGTATTAATACTTTAAACCATTCCTCTTCTCTATAAATTAATACTTGACCATTTTTTGCACACCCATATGTAATACCTGTATTACAATTTTTTCCGGATAATACATTTAATGTATTCTTCGGTATATTTTTTTTATATTTACATAAATATAAATAATATTTTATACTACTAGGATTTTTTTTTTTTTAAAAATGGAATATAAAAATTAAAAATGAGATAACCTTTTCAATATATAAATCATATTTATTTAAATTTCCATAATCTTCATTATTAAAAATCATAAATTCCAAATAAACTTGAACTCCATTAATGTTTACACTGATATTCAATAATCCTTTACTATTTTCTAAAATATCTGTTTTACAATTTATATCCATGTATTTGCTTTTTATTAAATCATTTTTAAAAACTTGGGAATTTATTTCACTTACAGTTTTATTTAATTTAAACTTGTATTTTTTTTTATATAATTGTATTGATTTGTAATATATATTGTAAAAATTTATTAAAATACTTTTATTTAATTTAGGTTTATATGAAATATCATACGAATCAAAAAAAGATTCTAATATTTTTTGGCTATTTTTTGTTAATGGCATATTATATTATATAAATATTTTAGTTATAATATAATAAATTTATTGTTTACTTTGTAACTCTCTCCTAATTTCCATTGTTTCTGTAAAATCTACCGTTCCAGAACCTCTACCTAAATAATGCGTTAGTTTTGCATCTTTTGTCAATAATAAAATATTTCTTGCATATTCATTTGTTTTATATTTTTCCATTTGGGCTTTTTTCATTTCTTTACTACTACGACCATCTGGTCCGAAAAAATCACCATCTGATTGAGGTCTTCCAGCTTTTCCGCCACCTGCTGATTTTGCTTTTGAAGGGTCTTCTTTAAATTTACTGGTTGGATGGTCTAATGAAAACTGTTCATAATATTCTTTATTATCTTTTTTAAATTTAGAACCTTGATAATAATGTTCAACACTATTCCATCTTTTACCATCTATTTGAATTGGAGAGATATAAAAGTTTGATAATACCCTCCTCCAACCTTTACTTTCTTTTGACCTTAATTCTTTAAATTCAGCTTCTCTCTCAGTACTAATTTTTTCACCTGTTCCTTTTCCAGGAGGTTTATTTGCTGACTTTGAATAAAACTGAAATACTACATTTTCATCATATAAATCAGAATTTTGTTCAGATTTTTGTTCTGTTTTTTGTTCTGTTTTTTCAGGAATTTCTACTTCAATAGATTTTTGTGGATTACCTATCATATTTCTAAATTTATGAATGTAATTCCATTCAGATTTACTACTAGTTTCCATACACTTGGTTTTAATTAATTTCTTAATATCTAAAGGAATTTCATTAAACTTGAAAATACGTCTATCCTTATATTTAACTAAATTATAATGATTACCACTAAATTCTGTAATAATGTAATATAATGGTTTAAATGTACCCTTTTTCCTAATATGTTCTGAAAATTCACCACCACATTGTAATACACCTTCAACTTCTCCTTCAGTATATTTCTCTTGTGATAAAATAATCATCTTAATATTTAATAATCCCTCTAATGTTTTAATACCCCATTCGTCAGCCCAAAAATTACTAGATTTAATGATATCAGCAAATTGTTCCATAGTTGTTACACCATCCATAATACGGTATGATTTCCAATCATCTTCTGTTATTTTTTCAGCTTCTTTTTTCCTTTCTATTTCTTGTTTTAATTGTGACTTTAATTTCTTCCATTCTCCTTTTGCCGCATTTTTTAATGCTAAATGCTCAGCAGCCTTTTGTGGGTCAGATTTGGCTTCCTTTGCTAATTTTTTCTGTTTATCAAATTCATCTAATAATTTCTTTTGTTCAGCTTTATAAGTTTTATCTGCTTGTTTTGTAGCTAATTTTGCTTTTGTATATTCGTTTTTAAACATTTGAAATCTTTCCATACGAGTTTGTAATGTACCTTCATCAGCATTATTTGCTAATATTTCTCTTAATTCTGATACTTGTACTGCAAATGGAATATCAACAAATGCTTCTTTTAATACTGAGAAAAAGCAATCGCCATTTCCTGGTACATTTTCAATATTATAATTGTTGTTTTTCATGAATTTTTGCATCCAATTAATACCAGCCTTATTTTCATCATACACTTCCCTTTCTTGTTTAGCCTCTAATGAAGTTTGTACATTAACCAATGTTTCAGAATCATCCTCAAATGGAAATTTACTTGATGTTTTACTTTTAATTACATCCTCTTTTACATACTCATCTTCAGGTACTACTATATCATCTTCATTTGATATTTCTGGTATTTCTAATTTGGCTGTTTTTTCTATTATAAATTCCTTCGTTACAAATGAAAACAAAAGTGGTTCATTAAATTTATCTAAATCATAATCCATATCTGCATCATAAATTGTTGGTTCATTATCTTTATTAAATTCAAATACTCCAATCTTACTTATTACATCATTACCATCTACTAAATAAACAGATGTATAAAATATATCTTTACTTTCAAATTTTTTATTTATTTGACCTAAAGCTATTAAACAATTTTGATCATGTATTTCCGCTACAAACATAGTTGCTGTATTTTCTTTATCTTTGTCATCTAAAGTTTTATTCTCAGTGTATGTAACAGTTTTATCTATTGATGAAACTACCATTATATTTTATTCTAATATTTAAAAAAAAATTTTTAAATCAATTTATATTGAAATATTTAAAAACTTCTGTAAATAATTATCAGAATTTATTTCATTAATACATTGCCATAAATATTGTCTACGTGTTACAATTTCCATATTCAAAGGGTCAATTTCAAACAAAACGATGTCTTGTATTATTTCACATTTATTTTTTTTTCTTATTGAAAGTTTATAATATTTTGCTATATGATGTAATTGTGGTATTATATAATTAATATTATATTCTGTTTCTAAAGCAATATAATTATCCATATCACAATTAAAAAAATCATTACTTTCAATAGTTTTATA